ATCAAAAACAAAAGTTCTACATCTATTATTTATGTGTGTTAAAATGCCGATATAGTATACCTCTTGACCTATCGAGATTTGTTATGAGTACAAGTGCATCATATATGTTAGATGAATTATCTCGTATAAATTTTAAATTTGGATCTTTGTCTACTTTGTATTTTTTATTTTTCTTAGAAGTTGTAACATAAAAATTTAACAACGACATAATTAACTCGTCTGGGTTAGCTAAATTCTGTTTTGTTTTCGGATATTTTGTTACGAATCCCACAAATAAATTAAAAAATAATAACTTATTACTAGATACTAATATATCAATAAATTTTGCAGATTTCACTAAAAATCTATCGGCTGCATCTAAATATCTAGTCAAAGCAATTCTATCTTGAGATGTAAGCTCAGGGGAATGCTCCCGCATTCCCGAAATGTATTTTTTTATTTCTTTACTTCCTTGATGTAACACAAACAGCTCATAACCTGTTACAACAGCAAACATTATCAGATATCTCCTTCTTTGCGATTTTCAGAATGGAATACACGGAACACACCTTCTGGATACCGTGCAGTTAGTTTTTCTACGTTGGTTTCTAGAACTTCCTCAATACTAGTACCGAGAGCAATACAACCTTGAGCAATATACCACATTACATCACCCATTTCTTTGATCATGTGAATACGAGACTGCTCATTGTATGGTTTACCTTGGAAAGCAATCTTCTTGACTACTTCAGCAAATTCACCACCTTCTGCAGTTAGACCAATTGCAGCAGTTAGAAGTCGGTTCAAGTCAACACCAACAGCGTTTACGTTGTCTTCAGGCATCTTGCGTTCAAGTTCATTAACCCTAGCAACGAACTCTTCTGGGTTGCTAGATGCAAGACTAGTAGTATTATCTACAAAGTCTTGATATGCGTCTAGACTAATTAGTTTCTTTGTCATACTTTGAATCCTTCAAATGTGCGTTGTGATTTTTTAGACTTGGAATCATGCTCATTATCTTGACCTGAGTTGATCAGGGTCGTCTGAGCACTGTCCTCAACATTATACAGCTTCATCTTGGCTCTGTCAATACCCACAACGAATCTCTTGTGGGTCGTGGGGTCATTATAACGATTCTTGAGCTGCTTAATCATGATTTGATTAAGGTTTTCGAGTTCTTCCGTACTGATAAGTGCAAACATGAAGTCTGCAGTAGCAGGAAGACCAAAAGATTCTGAAGTATCAGTAAGCTCAACATCAGAGTTACCATAACCTTGACGGGTCGTTTGTGTTGCAGATACAATCGGAACATTACATTCTACAGCAAGTCCACGAAGTTCTTCTGCAATTGCTTTAACATAGGTATATGAATTTACAAGTGTGCCTTTATACCTAGACGAGGCACAAATGTTTAGATAATCAATAAAAATAATATCTGGTCGAAATCCTTTCTTCAAAGCAAGATCATTTAGAAGTGATTTAAAATGCCCTACGTGTGCAGATGCAGTCGGATATTCTTTAATGATTAACTTACCTCGTGTCTTTTCAGACAACTTAAATAACTTACTCTCATAAGTACTTTTTGGTAAATTAGTAATATCTTGAATATTTACATTCAAGAGATTTGCATCAATTCTTTCAGCAATCCTTTCCTCTGCCATTTCAAGTGTAATGTAGAGAACATTGCTCCCCTGCAAGAGGATGGAGCTAGCCATGTGGCACATGAATAAACTTTTGCCGACACCCGTACCAGCAAGAGCGATATTGAGAGTCTTGTTAGGGAGACCACCTTTGGTAATTTTGTTGAATAGATCGAGATCAAATGGGATTTTGTCTTCTTTTTTGTGATAGAAATCATATCGAGAATCAGAGTCTGAAATATAGTCATGACCAATGTGGTCATCAAAAGAAACGGAAAGTGCGTCGGAAAGGATCGAAGGAATAGAATCTTTACTTCGTGTTTTATCCTTTCCATCTGCAATTTTAACTGAGTCAAGAAGAGCCAAATAAATGGCTCTATCCTTGCACCATTTTTCGGTAGTATCTAGTAACCATTGTTCATCAAACTTTTCTTCCTTTAATTCAGTAACTAGGTTAATTGATTTCTGAAAAGCATCATCAGAGATGTCCTTACGGTTTTCAATTTCAATTTTTAAAACTGCCTTAGAGGGCACTGCATCATACTTGGTAACATAATTGTGAATCTCCTGAAATACAATTTTGTCTACAAGAGATTCAAAGTATGTTTCTTTAATGAAAGGAATTACCTTTCGTGTATACTTTTCATCATAAATTAAGTTTGATAGAATTTTAGATTCAATACTATCCATCAATCACTTTCTCCATCAAAGGTTTCCACCGCACCATAACTATACTCCTTTTTAGCACATTCGTCAAGTGCTTCCATCACTTGGGGGGTGAAGAACCTTTCAGGATCTGAAAGAATTTGTTTAGCATAATGCTTGCCGCCATCAATTTCATAACGTCCACCAGACTTAACGAAAACTCCGTACTTCTCACCCAATTCCAGTAGTCCATAGTACTTGTCAAGTCCACGTTCATCATAGAATAACCTCGTCTCAATCAGTGAATTTTCTTTCGTGAACCTAGACTTAAATGCTTTACATTTGATAATGTTACCTACTACTTCTGTTCCATCTTTCTCCTTTGATTTGGATAGGTAGATGATTGTAGATGCAGCATACTTAAGACCAGATCCACCACCCATTTCTTTGGTTGGCATATAGGATCCAATAACATCATAGGTGTGATTGGTGACAATCATAGGAATGCCTGCAGTGCCCAGTTTGAGGGACAGGATTCGGAACACGGACTTGATGACCTGAGAACGGGTCATGTCCCTGGTCTCCTTGCCTGCAGAGGCATCCTCGATCTCCTTGGTGGTGGCAAGCATCCCCAGAGAGTCTAGCACAAACATCAGGGGTGGGCGCTCATCCTTTTTAAGTTTCATGTACTCATCAACAACCTTGATTGATTGAGTACGAAACTCCTGAACTGTAGAAACTGGAACTAGACCAACACGCTTGGCATCAATACCACGGCTGGTCATCATATCCTTTGTAATTGCAGATTCAGTCTCAAAGTAAATTACTTCTCCAGTAGGATTTTGTTGAAGGAAGAATTTAACGATTGAGAGAGCAAAGAAAGTTTTTCCAGTAGATGACTCACCAGCGAGAGCTGTAATCTTGTTGTTAGGTAGCCCCCCAAAAATACTGCCACTAAGGAGAGCATTAAAGATATAACTCCCAGTGTCAACAAAGCCTCCACAATCTCCTGCGGCGACTCCATCCTCGACGATTCCTGCATACTCGTTATCTAACTCTTTGATAACACTATTTAAGAAACTCATGTTAACTCCTAATAATAATTTACAAAAATGCTTCTAAAGTTCCTCGTCTTTCAGAAACCCAGCCAATAGAATTTAGCACTGAATTGAGTGGTTCTAGAAAGCTCTTGGAAAACTGCATGTCATAATCAATGTATTTGTGAACATTAAACTCGGCAGGCAGTGTTTGAAAATATGATATCACATTTTCTTGAATTGGGTTGGGAGTTCTCAAGTATACAAACTTGATCTTTTCTCCTTCCTGAATGTATGGATATTTATTAGCAATCTTTAATTTTTTAACCAAATGGTTGTATAAAATTGCTCCCCTAACTTGGATAGGAGTTTTTTTCTCATACAGTGTAGATGATCCCTTATATTTTTTGAGATTATTCAAACTACGAGGGAACGATATATCTACAATATCTTGTTTTCTGGTTTCCATCTTAACCTTATTGATGAAATCAATAAGAACATCATTATCCTTCATCAGGATAATTTCAAATGCCTTAGTTAGTTTATCCCTAAAGTATGATGGAGTAGAGGATCGTGCAGTTTCAAGTCCCATGATTTTCATCTTGGGCTTCTCATATCGTACACCCTCTGAGTCCCATACGTTGAGAATGTAACGTTTCTTTGCAGTCCAGATTCCTTTATCTGCAATGTTTTCACGTTTCATCTTCATCTTCTGGGAGTATGCATTTACATAGTTCGCCAGTTCTTGGTAAGAACTTTCAATATAAGGCTCAAGTTCCACCGCACAGATCTTATCAATGAAATTGACAATTTTTTCAGTAGTCGTCTCTCTTCCTTTGAATATATGAGAGACCAAAGGACCCATATTGAGATAGATGGAATCAGTATCTGAAGCAACAACATAATCTTCATTATCTGTCTTGAGAATTTTATTTAGATACCCATTCATCTTGTTTTCAATCCAGCGAATTGAAAGCTGTCCAGAAAGAGTAATCGCTTCTGCATTAGTGATCAGGAAATATCTAAAATATTCATTCCCGATGGCACCATATGCAGAGTTGAGTTGAATCTTACGTGCCATCTGAATGTTATTACAGCGGGCAATTTCTTTCTTTAACTCCGTTGTTGGAGTCTTTTCATATTGCTGTTTGGCAGCAAGCATTTTCTTTTTGTAGATGGTTCGATCTTCATAGATCTTCTCCATAAGTTTGGGGAGGAATCCTTGTTCATGAATATCGAACATTGCTCCATTTGCACATACGGTAGCACAATCCAATGAACTGGTATTAATCTGTTTATTGAGAAGTTTATCTACGTTGATACTTGGGAATCTCTCTGACAAAAGAGTTTCTGGAGAGATATTATATTGCATGATTAGGTGAGGGTATAGTGAGTTCAAGTCAAATGAAACTACCCAATCGTGTTTACCTAAAATAGGATCTTTTACATATGCACCTTCATATGCATAATCCTTCTTCTGATTGACTTTTGGAGGAACTACAATGTGCTTACGCTTTAGATAATTGAAGATAATATTGTCCCAAGTCTTCACTTGAGAATAAACATCTTCAAAGTTTTCCTTTGCGTCATATGCCATAGTGATTGCGAGTTCAATCAGTTTCATCTTGTCATCCATGCGATCAACAAGTTCTACGTCATGAATGTTATAGTCAATAAACTTCTGCCAATCTTTTGTGTAGAAATCTTTGAAGTTTTCAAACTCAGAGTGATCTAGTTTCTTTTCTCCAAGTTCAACGAATGCAATATGATCTAGACGATAAGATTCCTGGTTTGTATATGTGAATTTTTTATACAGATCAAGATAATCTAGAACAGATAGTCCTGCAATCTCATAGATGATATGTGGTCTACCCATGATTACTACTTCTCGATTGGTCACTACAGTCCATGGAGAAATAGACTTCATGTGCTTTGTAGATAAAACTTTGTCTAGTCTACGCATGATGTATGGTATATCATAAAGATATACGTTCCATCCAGTTACCACATCAGGAGTATTATGAACCCACCAATTTAGGAAATCTTGAAGCATTTCCTGCTCAGTCCAGAATACTCGATACTCAACGTCTGAGCGGGTGTTTTCATATTCACGAACACCCCACACAATTAGTTGCTTTGTATTAATATCTTTGATTGTAATACAAAGCATTTCTTCTGCAGCAGCTTCCACATTAGGAAACCCGTTTTCACATGCAACCTCAATGTCAAGAGAAACAATTTTCATTGCAGAAATATCAAACTTGATCTCTTCTTCGGGAAACTGATCTGCAAGGTATTGATACAAAAATCTTTCATACCCATAGACAACAAAATTGTCTATTCCTTCATATTTTTTTAGAAATTCCTTTGCATCCCTAGTCTTATCAAATTTAATAGGACTTACACATTCCCCTTCTAGTGTTTTATACTTACTAGTCTTTTTAGATGGAACAAAAAGAGTGGGGGAAAATTTGTCCTGAAATATTTCTTGAACTCCGTTGTTGTATCCACGATAGTGAACTACATCACGGATGAGTTGTACGTTGGTGTAAAACCTCATTTAGAAATTAGTTGAGTGTAAAGATTTAGAATTTCAGATTTTGGTTCAATGATAGTCATAATCTTATCAGAATTGAGAAGAATATCTACATCATTGGTAAACGATGGATATCTATCTAATTGAGCATAATCTGTCTGAACAACTGTAGTTTCCTTGCCATCTTTAATATTTTTTTCTTCGGTTGTTTTCAGAAATACTGCATTATCTGGAGGAAAATGTTTATCTTCATCATTATAATCCCAATAAGTCAATGGGTCAACTTTATATGGATTTTTCATGTACAGAGAAGGTTCTTCGTCTAGTTCTTCGTACTCGCAGATAATATAATCATTGTTGATTAGCTGAATCAGTTTAATATTCATGGGGGC